ATACATTGCCCAAAGTGTGTATAATACTTTCAGCACAATCGGTGCTATGTTCAAAAAAGGGAGTAAGTATGAGTAGAGTATATGACCAATGGCTAGACAGCCACAAACACGATTCAGACGAATTCATGCACGAATTCGAGACGCGCACAGACCGCTATCTACAAACTGAATGGAATCCTAAAGACTACGAAAGATTCATGGATGCGTTATTTGACGCAGACCTTGAGGCGCGTAAAAAGGATTTAACTGAGGCCATTGCCAATGATGATGCCAAATGGCTCGGTCAAATTATTTTGCATTTAGTTTATGACTATTGCGAAGACAAGGCAAAACAGTTAGCAAAACAAGACATGGTGAAATTATGAAAACTTTTAACGAACTTCGCGCAATAAACGTCAATGAACATACTGAGAAAAAAGAGGGTTTAACCTATCTTTCTTGGGCATGGGCTTGGGATGCTTTTAAACAAGCCTGTCCAGACGCAACCTATGAAGTGTTAAAAAACCCTGCTGGCCTGCCTTATTTTGAATCAGCCGCGGGTGCAATTGTTTTTACAAAAGTCACCGCCAATGGCCAGACGCATGAAATGTGGCTTCCAGTGATGGATGGCAAAAACAAAGCCATGAAAGCCGAGCCTTACACCTACACAGTTAAAGACTGGAAAACCAAACAACAGGTGGAAAAAACTGTTGAGGCTTATTCCATGTTTGACATTAACAAAACTTTGATGCGATGCCTGGTCAAAAACTTGGCCATGTTTGGACTTGCGTTGTACATATACAGCGGTGAAGATTTGCCCGAAGTAGAGCCGGAAGTTATCGACACAGAGCCGATGTTAAACGCCATCATGCAGGCGGCAAGCCTAGAGGAATTGAAGACAGTTTATTTTGGCGTTGTCAAACAAACCAAAGGCAATCAAGAAGTCATGAGCCAGATGGAAAAAGCCAAAGATGCGCGTAAGAACGAACTGATGGGGGCAGCATGAGTAAATACATACCTTCTGAAACGCCACATATTGAATGGTATCAAGTCACAAAAGACAAGGTGTCTATTGGCGGCATCCAATGGCAAGATCGATACTGCATCAAAATTCCATTTAATGATCGAAAGGTTGCAATCGAAGTTTTGGCCAAAGTTGAACAAATGTTGCAAACATTGGTGGAGACTAAAAAATGCTCATAAGTCAGCCCTACATCAACATTGAGCAAGGCTCAGACGAATGGAAACTGGCTAGGCTTGGCCATGTAACAGCCAGCAACATTGCCGAAGTAATGAGCAAAGGCAAAGGAACGGCAGAGGCGGTCGGTCGATACAAGTACAAAGTCAAAATTGTTGCCGAGCGTTTAACAGGCACAGCAGGCGAATCCTACACAAACCCTGCTATGCAATGGGGCATTGAGCAAGAGCAATTTGCCTGCATTGAATACGAAGCCGCCACCAATCAATTTGTAGACAAAACAGGCTTTTGGCTGCACCCAGACATTCAATGGCTTGGCGTATCCCCTGACAGACTGGTTGGCCAAGAGGGACTCATTGAAGTGAAGTGTCCAAATACGACAACGCACTTGGATTACCTGTTTGAAAACAAAGTGCCATCAGAGTATTACAAACAAATCCAATGCCAACTGTGGGTAACTGGTCGCCAATGGTGTGACTTCGTTTCCTACGACCCCAGACTGCCCAAACGCAATCAATTACTGATTGTTAGGACAGAACGCGATGAAAAACTCATTGCGGAAATGAAGACAGAAACCGAGAAATTCTTGGCCGAAGTCACTAATCTAATCATCAAACTCGGAGAGTAAATCATGGCTGTAAATAAATTCATTGGCATTGGCAACTTGGGGCGCGACCCTGAAATGCGTTTTATGCCGGACGGCAAGGCAGTGACCAACTTTAGTATCGCAATCAGCGAAAAGTACAAAGACAAATCAGGCGAGGCCAAGGAAGTCACAGAATGGGTCAATGTGGCGTTTTTTGGCAAACTGGCTGAGATAGCAGGGGAATACCTGAAAAAAGGCTCTAAGGTCTATATCGAAGGCAAGATGAAGACAGAAAAGTATTCCAAGGATGGCGTTGACCGCTACACCACTAAAATCATTGGTGAGAAAATGGAAATGCTGTCCAGCAAGGGTGAGGAAAGAAAAGCAGCGCCAGTAGAAGAAATGGAAGATTCGGAAATTCCGTTCTAGAATGGGCTTGAGTTGCCACTTAGGGGATGCTGAAAGGTGTCCCCTTTTTTTGTATTATTTTTACAACTATGATAAAAAATCTTGGTTTATCTATATAATACTACTCATGGCAAGGTCGCCATGTGCAAAAGGAAACGAAACATGATTAAAGATACATTTTTGGCCATTGCGATTGGTGTTGTGATGGCACTGATATTGATTGAATGGGCAGTTGGATGCGGAGAGACATACACCGATTCAAAGGGTGTTGAGCATCGCCAAACCTGTGTGTTTGTAAAAGGCGGTGTATGAATGAGTTGGCTCTTTTCGCAGGCGCTGGTGGAGGAATACTTGGTGGACACCTCCTTGGTTGGCGAACAGTCTGCGCTGTCGAATGGGAAGCCTACCCAGCAAGCGTACTGTGCGCCAGGCAAAATGACGGACTTCTCCCGCCTTTCCCGATTTGGGATGACGTACAAACCTTTGACGGAAAACCTTGGCGAGAAATTGTTGATGTTGTATCTGGAGGATTTCCATGCCAAGACATCTCTGCTGCAGGAAAAGGAGCAGGGATTGATGGAGAGCGATCAGGAATGTGGGGAGAAATGGCGAGGGTGGTTAGCGAAGTTCGACCCAGATACGTCTTCGTGGAGAACAGCCCAATGCTCGTTACTCGAGGACTTGAACGAGTCCTTGGAGACCTTACCAAAATGGGGTATGACTGTAAATGGACTGTTATGGGAGCAGCCGATGTTTATGCCCCACACAAAAGAGAAAGAATATGGATTCTTGCCCACTCCCGTAGCCTCAGATTGCAAAGGGGGAGGGTCGAAAACCATTCAATTCAAAAACCAATCATTTGTGAGAATCAGTTTGACAACAGGAACGGAATTTGGAGCGAAGTTGTCGGGTGCTTTTCAATTGATGACTGGAAAAGCATTGCCAGCAAATTTCTCGGAATGGATGATGGGGTGGCCGCAAGGATGGACAGACTTAAAGCCGTTGGCAACGGACAAGTCCCACTCTGTGCAGCAACCGCTTGGAAAATATTAAGCGCTTGATATAATACTCCATCTAATATATGGGGCATTAAATGGCAAACGCGGCAACAAAAGTGCGGGATATTTTTCAATTAACACAGCGGCCAATGACCTTGACAGAGATTAGGAAGGCACAGCCAGACCTAAAGGCAAGTCAAATATCAATGGCCCTGTGTTACTTTATGAAGCAACGCTACATGACGCGAGAGCAGATAAAGAACGAAATGTCACGAGGCAGAAAGAACGTCTATGTCTATACTTTCTACAATGACAAACAACCTGTGTCCTGACTGCGACAACGCGGCAAAAAAGAAGTTTCATGGCGGTTATTCGTTTACTTGTTTTAAATGCCGTGAACGCTTGCTACTGGATGAGCCATGCAAGATGATGCGCGAGATGTTATCCATTACACTTAGAAAATGGGGCGAAGTACCTCAATGGAAAGTAGAGCCAAATTGCGGTTGTGCTAAAGCCTGTAAGCGCAGACAATATCAAAAAGGATAGATATGCCAGTCAGTAAAAAGTCAGACGGATGGTACTGGGGGAATTCTGGGCCATATTCATCCAAACAAAAGGCGATTCAAGTTGGCCAGGCAGCACACGCATCAGGATTTAAGGAATCAAACATGGACAATAAATTAGTCGGCACATTTGTCAGCACCTTGCTTCATTCTGCAACCCTGACCCACCTAATGCACTTTAAAACGCCATCCTATGCAACCCATGTGGCATTGCAGGCGTACTACGAAGGAATCCCTGAACTGGTTGATGGTCTGGTCGAATCTATGCAAGGCGCATACGAAGTAATCATTGAGCCGTATCCAGCCATGTTTGGCAACGGCAACAATGACGACCCATTGTCATACATCATCAGTCTGCGTAACTATGTGCGCGATTACCGAAGCGAAATGCCACAAGACAGCGAGATACAGAACGAGATTGACAGCATAGCAACACTGCTAAACCAAACAGTTTATAAGTTGAAGTTCCTCAAATGACTACAAAACAAGACACGACAAAACTAGCAATTAAATACAAGCCCATTGGCGACCTAGTCCCTTACGCACGCAACAGCCGCACGCACTCAGAAGCGCAGGTGGCTCAGATTGCGGCATCCATTAAAGAGTTTGGATGGACCAATCCAGTCCTGCTAGACGGGGAAAACGGCATCATTGCCGGTCATGGTCGCGTCATGGCAGCACAAAAACTAGGTGAGAAGCAAGTCCCAACGATTGAATTGAGCCACCTAGACGAGCATCAAAAACGCGCCTACATCATTGCTGACAACAAACTTGCACTGAACGCAGGATGGGACAATGAACTTTTGGCGCTTGAGATTGACGACCTAAAAGACGCAGGTTTTGACTTAGAACTGACAGGCTTCACTGATGAAGAACTAGCCGCAATGAATCCAGAGGTCATTGAAGGGCTAACGGATGAGGACGCAGTGCCTGAGGTCCTAGAGGAGCCAAAGACCAAACTAGGCGACATATACCAACTTGGCAACCACCGCCTTATGTGCGGAGACTCCACTAGCATTGACGCTGTGGATAAGTTGATGGATGGGCAGAAGGCTGATTTGTTGCATACCGATCCTCCTTACAACGTAGACTATTCAAATCAAGATAGACCAAAAGCAGGAAAGATTGACTTAGGAAGAATTAAAAACGACACAATGGACAACGACTCCTTTTATGAGTTTCTTGTCAATTCTTTTACAACTGCCTATTGCCATCTTAAAGACGATTCTTCTGCTTATATTTGGCACACATCATCAGAACAAATTAACTTTACAAAAGCGTTTGTTGATTCTGGCTTTAACTATACTCAACAAATCATTTGGAAAAAGCCTATGCTGCTTGGTAGAGGAAGATACCAATGGGCGCACGAGCCATGTTTATTTGGGGTAAAAGGCTCGCCATTCTTTACGGACGATAGAAAGAAAACAACTGTTTGGGATTTTGGCGGGTACGACAAAAGCAAGAATGTTCATCCAACTCAAAAGCCTATCTTTATCCCAGAGGAAGCAATAAACAATTCAAGTAAACAAGGAAGTAATGTTTTGGATTTGTTTGGTGGGTCTGGCAGCACACTAATTGCTTGCGAAAAAACCCACAGAAAAGCATTTGTAATGGAATTAGACCCTAAGTATTGCGATGTCATAGTAAAGCGATGGGAAGAATTCACAGGTAAAAAGGCAACACTCCTAAATGCCATCGATACCTAAGCCCACGATATGCGGCCAACTGGGATGCAAGAACACTAAGAGCAAATACAACCAGTACTGCATAGAGCATGGCGGCAGAGATGTATTCAATCAAAAGTACAACAAAGACCGCAAATCATTTAATGATATGTACAACACAAGACAATGGTTATCACTCAGGCAAATACAACTAAGCAA